GTAGATGGAGAGTATATTCTTAAGTTCAGAGATGATGGTGGCAGACTAAGTTCTGGAGAAACTTCTGTTGTTGTAACGACTCCTGATCCTGTACCTAAATTACTTGTATTGGCAGATAGAGAAGATACTGATGCGACACCTTTTGCTGGAGATAAAGTTGATTGTTTCTTTTCTGACGATGTAAACGGACTTGTTCTTGGATCGTTAGAAACATTAGATGATGTAACTGATTTTGATACTATCCCTGATTTTGACTTCTTGGGTGCTGTTGATATTACTGGTGGTCATTATGACTTTGCTTCTAAATTGGATTTAGGTGGTAAGCAACCACTTAGATTGAAACGTCACTTTGTTACACAAGGTTTTTATCCTAATGATTTGATTGATAAAAGAACAGCAAATATTGACACATGGACAGACTTTGATGGTGCAACTGCATTTGATGTCAACGCAAAACTATTGGTAGCAACAACTGACAGCGATCCAGCTACATCTGATTCAGCAACTTATACACAATCTGGAACGACAATAACAGTAACAAAATCTAGCCATGGATTCAGTGCTGGCACTTTTGTTGATATTGACTTTACAAGTGGCGGTGCAACTGATGGATACTTTGAAGTTCAATCTGTTCCAAGTAGCAGTACTTTCACTGTCACTGCCTCATCTAGTGCGACAATATCAAGTAGCAACTGTAATATCGGAGCAGGATTTACTAAATTCAACACACTTGCAAATGGAACATTTATAGGTCGTGGATTTAGATTTAGATGTCAGATGGATTCAGATGACCCTGCACAATCTATTGAAGTAGATCAATTAGGCTATACAGCAGAACTTGATAGCAGAACTGAAACTGTAAATACTGCTATTGCATCTGGTACGTCAAGTAAGGCAGTTACGTTCCAACACGCTTTCTTTACAGGAACTTCTGAACTTGGAGGATCTACTTCTGCATATCTGCCTAACATTGGAATTACTATAGAAAACGCACAATCAGGAGATTTCTTTGCTTTGTCCAGTATTTCTGGAACGGGATTTACGATTGATATAAAGAATGGCTCTAGTTTTGTTAA